AGAAAGGATAGAGAGAATACATAGAATCTAGGACCCCATCCGTTATTAAAAAATTCAAATGCATATCTTATACCATAAACAAAACATAATGTACCGGGAATCGCTAGCAAACACGTTAATAAAAATGTGTTTGTTTTTGCCCATTCAAAAACAAACTGAGAATATGATGTAAACCATGTTACGATCAAACCTATGGAGAACAGTATTGTTGCAATTAAAAGACTACGCATTTGTATAAAATTTGTTTTGAAATTTGTCTAGTTTTTCCACTGAATTCTTGAATTCTAGATTAGACAACACTAGGTTATTTTCTGTGCTGGGCAGATCTTCTATTCTGAAAGACAAGGTGTCTCTATCTCTATTAGAAAAATTTCTTTGTATTTCATTCAAACATAAATAGATACCCGATTCATCTGTTGTTTCTTGAAAACTTAATCTTTCCATAAACTTTTTTGTTTTTTTTAACTGAATCGCTGAGAGTGCCAGTCTTTCTTTTGTTAGGCTTTTTGGCACTCCAAAAGGGGTGCCGTCTTCTGATGCCGTAGCCAAAAGAAAGAAAGAAACCAAAGAGGAAGAAGTCCCTAGTTGTGCCATTTCGTTTAGTAAAACTTGATGGGGCATATCAACATACGCAGGTAGTTGTGATATGAAAAACTCACAAAACTCATCTACACCAACATCTTTCATCGTTTGCCAAAAATTGTAATATAGATTATTTTGGGAATATATTACAGCTTCAGCCATTACCTTCTTTGATAGAAGTTGTAATGTAAAATCTAAATCATTATCACCAAAAACATTATACACCTTTCTATATGACAAATTGAGCTTGTGCGGCTCTACATAGATCTTATTCGTCTTGTTCAGGGGGCTGATAATTGACCTGTAATTCATCTAATGTTTCCTGTAAAATATCACCTTTATCTTGCATCTTGAACTTCAGGTATCCCTTAACAATATTGTCTATATCTGACAACTGCGTGTCTACTTGTGCAAGCTCAAGTCTAATCTGATCTATCTCCTCAATCAATTCTAAATCAAGAAATGACGTTGTTTCTGTCATATTTTGATTAAGCCGATCCATTCTAGTTAATACTTTAGTGTAGAGATAATCAACGGTCTCCTGTAGATTTTCTATTTCAACTGAATATTGTATATTGACTCTTTGTGACATTATCCCCTCAATAACTGTTTAGAATTTTTTAATTTGTTAGCAATTTCGCTAACACCGCCAATCACGGTAAAGTATTCTGTCCTTCCACCAGTATCAACTATAATCTTAGTAAACTTATGATTTGGATGAAGTCCTTCAAAGATAAGGCCTTGATTAGCTAGATTGGTCATCTGCTCATCTTCAACTATATAGCTAACATGCTCTGGATTTACATAAACCTCGGTCAGGCTTTCTACCTTAGTGCCGTGAGGATTGACTATTTTTATTAGTTTCACCATTTTCGCTCTCCTTGATCGGGTAAATATCCTTCTTGCTCGCCAGCCATCTCTGGCCGGCAACATGAATACAGCAAGATCTGTTGTCCACAGCATCTTCAATAAAGACACCAGTAGTTGGCTTTTCTGGTTTTAAAAAGTTTGTTGTATCTTCATTTATTAAGATTGTGCCCTGCGGGATGTGGCATAAATCACCTTTTGTCATGTTTGTATAATTCCATAGTTAGTTGTAATCAAGGTTCCAGCGCAACTGGCTGCATTCTGCAATGCAATTCTGGTTACCTTGACCGGATCTAAGATACCAGCCTTCATGTGGTCTGTCAAGTGTCCGTTGCGGAAATCCCAGCCTCTGCCCTCTGAGTCGTTAAGAACGAGATTAACAAGGATATCGCCACTCTGTCCGGCGTTAAAAGCCATCTGCCGGAATGGGGCCTCACAAGCTTGTTGCACGATGTGTGCTCCAATTGCTTGGTCTTTAAATCTTGTAGTTACAGCAATCTGTCTTGATGCTTTAAGGAGTGCCACACCACCACCAATGATAATTCCTTCGTCTTGAGCAGAACGAACAGCCTCAAGAGCGTCTTCAATTCTATGCTTTGCCTCAGTCATCTCAACTTGGGTCAGACCACCAACACGAATAACAGCGACACCGGATGAAAGCCTAACAATTCTTCCTTGTATAAGTTCGCACTCACGGATGTCATCATTTGCCTTGATCTCTTCCTTAAGAGATTCAATGCGGTTGTTGATGCGTTCGCCGTCACAACTACCACCGACAATGATTGTTGAGGTGCGATTGCTCTCAATGGATACAGCAGTACCAAGCGCAGAGAAAGGAGTCTCTTGTAGCTTCATACCACTCTCGCGAGTAATGAAAGCTGCTCCTGTTGACAACGCAAGGTCGGAAAGAAAGTTCTCTCGCTCTTCTCCATAAAAAGGAGCACGAATAGCTGCAACCTTCAGCGTTCCTCTTACAGCATTTGTGATAAGGGCAGCAAGAGCTTGTCCCTCTATCTCCTCAGCAACAATAATAAGAGGACGAGACTCTCTGGCGATCATTTCAAGGATTGGATAAATCTCTTCGACCTGTGTAATCTTATGGTCAGTCACTAAGAAAAGAGGCTCATCGTAGTTCATAGTGGCCCGTCTCTCGTCGGTAATAAACGCAGAGGCACAGAACCCTGCCTGGAAGCGGAAGCCTTCTGTGAGGTCTATAGAGGTCTCTAAGGACCTTCCTTCTTCGATGGTAATGGAACCATCCTGGCCGACCTTATCAACGGCCAAAGCAATCAACTTACCAATCTTGGAATCGTTGTTTGCAGAGATAGTAGCGATGTGTTCAATGTCGTCAATAGACCTAACCGGCTCTACCATTTCCTTAAGATTCTCAACTACCTCGTTAACAGCGAGATGAATACCTCTCTGTAATTCTACAGGTGAAAGACCAGCAGCAAGATGCCTTTGACTTTCCATGAGAATAGCACGGGCAAGAACGGTGGAAGTTGTTGTTCCATCGCCTGCTTCGTTGTTTGTGTTTACCGCAGCCTGTCTGATGATTTGGGCACCCGCGTTTTCAAAAGGGTCTTCCATCTCTACGAAAGCTGCTACAGTTACGCCATCCTTTGTAATGAATGGCTGCTTGTCCTTTTCTTGAAGAAGGACGTTCTGGCCCTTCGGGCCAAGCGTAGAGGCAACATTATCTGCCAATACGTTCGCTCCCCTCAGAATCTTTTCTTGAAGGGAAGCCTTGTTATCAAATGCACGACTCATATCTACTCCGTTCGTTGAGTCAATATAACCAGTTTAAATCAGGTGTCAAGCTATTCTTTTAGTTTTGTAAAGTCTTGTGTTAGGATGGAAAGGTTTTTAGACGCTTGACGAGCCACCTCTCCTGCCCCTGGTTGGCCGCTTCTGAAAAAGTTCTCAATTGCTGAGTTTAGTCTATCCAACTCTTCATAGGTTTCAGATATAGTGCCTTTTAACTCAGAAGAGTTCTTCAAGATTAGTTGAGTAATTGCTTTTCTAGAAATATTTAGTCTTGCCACTTCTTTCATTTTCTTCTTAAACAAGACAGAGAATTGTTTAGCCCCAAACCTCTGGTAGTCATCCAGTGCTTGGTCAAGTTCAGTAAAATCGCCATTATGGGCCCTTATTGAAGCAGGCACAAGTACGTTTTGAAGTAAATCATCATAAGAAGCATCTTGTGGCTTTCTAAAAAGCTTAGCAATATCTACAAACTCAAACACATTATAAACATTGTTAGCGGGGTCTGATTCACCTAGATGCATTCTAGACTCAAGGACTCTAAGAGACTGCACATCTGTCTCTCCTTTAGTTTTAGATTTTTGCTTTAAGAATGTAACATAAACAACAGAGCCAACTCTTTCAGAGCCTGAAACATTTTTATCTGTTCCTTTAAACATTTTCATTAGATTAGTAAAGCTACCACCAAATCTTGATGATGTTTCAGTATAAGTTTTTAGCGAATATAGCTTTATCAAACCATCGGCGTCTTTAACAACAACGTCTGGTATGGGATTTCCTGTTGGTGGCTGTCCAACCACCAAAAGAGAAAACAAATATTCCATGACAAAACCAGCCGAAGAGGCATTAGGACTATTGACAATGTTATAAAACATTGTCATCGTTTCAAGTTGTGTCAAAACTTTAGAGATATCGGCCACGCTTCTTACTTGTTCCATCTCCAAAGCGCCTTCAAAAGCTCTCTGAACTTTGGCGATCCTGTCTTCGCTCCGCTCAAGTTCGCCAAACCCAAAGGCTCTTTTAAATTTCTCGAAGTTTTGTTCTGTCAAGTCGTTCTGCGATGGCTCACGAAACAACTTTTCGAAAGCCACCTTATAAAAGCGTTTGGCCTCTTCTTCTGACATATCGCTGTCAACAGCTTCCATAATCAACTTGAGAACATCATTAATCAGATATTCTTCTTCTATAGTCTTCTCTAAATCAGACATAAATAAACCTCTTTTTATATAATAATATCAGCAATTCCTAGCTTAACTGCTTCCTCTGCATCTAAATAGATGTTTACCTTCTCCGATAGCATTTTTGTTAGCTTCTTTTTTGTGAGCTTTGAGTTCTCAACAAGAGCATCAACATATGCTTCCTGAATTCCCTTGATTGCTTCAAGCTCGTTAGACATGTTTGGAAGGATGCCAAAGCTACCACCGGCCACGTTGTGAATCATAACTCTGCAGTTACGACCAATCTTGCGCTTTCCTTTGGTTCCTGAAGCTAAGAGAAGAACACCGGCAGACATAACCTTACCAACACCAATTGTGTGTACTTCTGTATCTTCCTTCACAATGTTGATAACATCATAAAGAGCGAACATATCATCTGCGGAGCCACCGTAGGTACATAGGTAGAAATCGATTGGCTTTCTATCCTTCTTCTTCTCTGTAAGCTTGTTCATTTCGTTCATGTAAAGAAGGGCGTGTACAAGTTCCGCAATCTTCTCTTGCTCCACTTCTGAGAATAGGCCCATGACTCGTAAGTCAGGCTCAGGCTTCTCTACACCACCAAGGGCAGCAGGGTCAAGAAAGAGCATTTCCATCTTAGCTGGCTTCTTAGCAGTTTCGCCTTCTTCGTTTGGCTTTGCCTCTTCCTTCTTCTCTGACTCGTCAATAATTGACTTAATTGCCTTCTTGATTCTCTTAATCATTATTACTCCTTAGAATTTTGAATGCTGTGTTTTTGTGTTTCTGGAGGAAAGCCATCGCCGTTCTCCAGTTGTTAAATGTAACTAGTTGGTCGAACACACCTTTATGTGCTTCGATGAGTTGGCTGATAGACTTTTCTTTGTACAACTCATATTCGTTCATAAAGAGTTTGTCAAACTCTTTTATCTGCTTCTCAGGCACTTCGGCCTTTCTCATGCTCTGTATTCTGTATGTTCTTGATGCAAAGTAATTCTCTGAACCGGTGGCAAGCAAGGTTAAAGAAACAACCTGCGCCAGTCTAACAAGAACAACAGAAACCTTCACTGAAGTGAAAAAGTAGTTTGCACGACACGTAAAGTATCCAAGACCAAAAGACAATAAAGAAGAGACAGCAAAAAATATTTGATACTTATCCAAATTAACTCCATAAAAAAATAACCACCAGGGTTTCTGATGGTTATTATAGCATGTCTAGCCGTGAAGTCAAGCGATCAAAAATTCTTAAGTCTCTTCATGATGCGCTCGGCAATAAGGTCTGACTTAGCGTCAACCTTAGATTCTCTCTGGAGGCGGCGTGCAACACGGCGAGCAACAGTTTCCATTAGCTCTTCGTCATCCATACCGCCTTCTGGTGCGGGTGGGGAAGCATCCATTTCGGCATCACCCCCTTCAATGCCCCCCATTCCTTCGTCACCTTCATCATCGGCTTCAACATCCATAACGTCGCCCATGTCTGCCTTGTCTAGACCCTGATCAATAAGGCCAAGAAGGTTCTCAAGGGCATCTTCAATCTGTCCGCGAAGGTCGCCCATATCGGCACCACCCATGTCATCGTCAGTCATTTCAACATCAGGCATTGGCTCGTCATCAACTGGCTCCATAGCGGTCTCTTCTTCATCACCCATGTCTGGCATTTCATCTTCTTCTTCAAAGAGAGCAGCAAGATCTTCAGCAAGATCTTCCTCTTCTTCTCTCATGACAGGCTCTCTCATTCCTGGTTCGTCTTCTTCCTCTTCCTCTTTGTCTCTCATCCCCGGCTTATCATCTCTCATACCGGCACGACCTGAGCCATACATCTCAGAGATCTTTTCAGCAGCGAGGGGTTCAAGGCGAGCGAGCTTCATGAACTTCTTAAATTCACCTTCGGTGAGTAGGGTTTTCTTAGCCATTTGTATTGGACTCCTTAAAATACATAATAAATAGTGGTGTGTTTTTATAAAGACTAGAATTTGAAAGAAGAAAGTGCAGGATTTGCCTTAAGCTTTCGTAAAGCAGAATCTTGTATCTGTTTTACTCTGGCGAATGATACTCCCATTCTCTCTGCTATATCTCTCAAAGTCATTGGACCGTTTTCATAAATAGATATTAAAGAACAATTCTGCTCATCTTCATAAGAAATCCAATATCTACATGTAGAATTCTCGCAGGCCTCTTTACACTTTAGGTGGTGGCGAGAACATTTTAATAAACCGTCTTTCATAAATCTGGGTACTCCTGTTGAATCAAATCAAATATATCCTCAACTTCGTTGTCTGTCAAGCCCAAATCGTTCTTTAGTTTATTTCCTTCGTCTCTCTGCTTCTTTGACTTCTTCACCTTTGCTTTGGCCTGTGGTTTGATAGAGTCAAGATACTCCATAAACAACTCATCACCATCTATATAAGAGCTAATGATTTGTCTGAAGAACTCAGATTGACGAAAACCGTCATACCGAAGTTTAATAAAAAACTTAGCATGACGGTGATCGTTATCTTCAAAAACTATTGTCTTAGTTTCTTTTCCGTAGTCGTATTCATCAGCCATACTAACCTCTGATGAATCTCTTGACTTCGTTTAGATGATACCAGTGCGTTGGGTGTGGTTTATCGGGCTCGGGCATAGTCGTTACCTTACCTTCCTTTATCAGGATAAGCGTGGGGACTCCTTCAAAGTTATACTTACTTTCAAGGCCTTCGCCGTCTTCCATATTAAACGCAAAGAATCTGACATCATCTACAGAAGATGCAAGACTCTCAAAGTGTGGCTTGAGAGCGTGACAAAGATGACAACCATTGCTGTAGCATTTTACTACAACAGGTTTGTTCAAATTATATTCGCCAGATAAAAGCTTATCCAGTGAGTGTCTTGCTAATCTTTCAACCATCTTCTTCCTCAAGCTGTTGAATCAAACGATCAATATACCAGCGAGCCTTCTTAAGATCCTCTACTGGTTTTGCCTTGTACTTGTATCGAGCAATATACTTCACAGCATTGCCTGCTGCAAAGCCAAGATCCCAATCTTCAATCACTTCAATGACTTCAAATTTACCTTGATTGTAGTGATCGGGGTGGTCAACATGTTCAGACTCTCGTTGCCACGAAGACTGTGCCTCCCAACGGGCCAAGTCTTCTAGTTCTTTCTTCGTCTCCAGAATCTTTTGTCCTGTGATTCTTTCAATTCTCTTGTATCTTTCAGCCATCGCTTTCGCTGGGCCCTTCGCTGGTTCCATCTATTGCCTCTCTTGTTTTTTGAATACATGTTGGGCAGAACAGAGAAACCCTCTTGTCTGCCTTGCGCACTACAACAGACCAAGTAAGGGCCTGCTGTTTGTCCTTCTTATCAAATGGTATGTCACAACTAGAACAAGAGTCGGGCATTAAATGAAAAAGGAACTGGTCTTCCTCTAAGGTTGCTTGGCCTTTCTTTTTCTTTAGTGCTCTTCTTTGTGCTCTGTTCATGTTGGCCTCTCTATAAGTCCATAGCCCCAGTCGCAGCAGTCACACATAGCGAAGCCGAATTCCGCTGTATTGCCTAGCTCGACCGCTTGAGCGAACGAGTAAAGCTCTTGTATGTAGTCTTCATCATCTGTCTTTGAGGCGTAATAGTCTTGAAACTCTTGCGCCTCGTACTCTGCTGCTGCTTTACCTTCTTCGGTAGGGGGGTGCAGGATCTCTCCTGTCTCTCCCCATACCTTGCCGCCGTATTCTGCCAACCATCCTTCATAATTCGGATGCTCTTGTTGCCATGGTTCTTTGGTCATACTCATCTATCCATCCCGCAGATTCTTGGTGCTGGGTATGCTGACTGCTTGAAGATTACGACAGCAGAAGGGAAAGGTGCCGAGTTGGTACCTTCACCAAACTTAAGTCGTCCCTTTACAAATCTAATCTCGTCTGCCTTCATAACAAACTCATGCCAATATTTGGTATCTGTACGAGCAGGAATCAACATAACCACTTTTGTCCCTTCCTTCTGACCCTCATGATAAGCCTTAGCAACCCAATCCTTAAGTTCCCTGCCGTATGGAGGGTTAAGGAATACAGTGTTGCCAGCCCAATCTTGGGTAAGAGCGTCGGCAGAAATATCAAAGTAATTAGATACCTTGTAATTATCTGCCGACGCAGCGGCATCCAAAGTAAATGGTCCATATGCACCATTCAACTTATCGAAGAAGTCCTGTGGAGTGGCCCAGTCATTAGACTGAGAACTAAACATAAGTTTGGTCGTGTCCTTATCCACCGGTACTCCCAAGCGCCCCATCACCTCTATTCGAAATAGTAATACCATCCTCATATAAGGTGTCTTCAAGAACCTCAGTTGGTCTGAACGGAACGACGGGAATCATAACCAACTGAGCAATCTTCTGTCCATGCTTGATGGTCTGTACCGACCCTCCAACATTGTGAAGATTGATGAATACTTCACCATTGTAGCCTGAGTCGATGACGTGAGCCCCGACAATCAGACTACGCTTTGATGCAATGCTTGACCTGTTCATAACCTGCAGCATAAATCCATGTGGCACTCCAAACTTCAATCCTAGTGGGATCAAAGTAGAGCCTCCTGGGGAAAGCTGCACCGATTCTGGTAGGCAAGCAAATACATCAAGGCCGGCATCCGAAGGGTTTGACCTTACTGGTGTCTCGGCGTTGTCATTACACCGAAAGTACTCAATTATCATCTGAGTCCTCTTCTCTCGCAAGACCGGTGATGCTAGTATATGCATCATAGATCTCATCCATATCGCCCTTCATCTTTAGAATCCGATAAGCCTTGACAGCAGAGCGGACCTCCTCGGTTGTAAGCCAACCGTTAGCTTTGAACTCCTTACGAAGCTCGGTGCGCTGAGCCTTGAGTGGCTCCATAGCCTCCTCAATCTCATGGAATTGGCGAATGTATTCCTTCATGTAGCGCATCTTCTCACTGGTGCTTGTATCAGCCATAGTATGTCTCCTTGTTATGCTGGTAATATAACGTGCTCAGAGGAACTGGCAACTTTTTTCTAGTAGCCTCTGAGGTTCTTTAGTGCCAATTCTTTATGCTTGGCTTCAATCATTACGTCTAGATCAAAACCGTAATCGCTAACGGGACCAACAACAAGGTCCGAATGAGCGCACGGCTTAATCTTTGGGTTATTCTGTTCTTCACTTCTACTCTCCGAATAATGTACAACAGGCTTGATATTACCCCATGTGCTTACTGCTATCTCCAGCGCTTCCTTCTCTGTCTCTTGTCCAGGATGGAGCGAATGGTGATGATAGTCAAAAACAATAGGGCAACCAACATGAACAAAAACCCCCTCATAAAGCTCTTTAGTCGTGTATAGTGATTTTCCATCGTCATTCTCAACTGTGAGCCTCGACTTGACCCGAGTAGGAAGTTTATCGAAGTTTCTACAGAACGTAGACAACGCTGTCTTCTTGTCGCCATAGGCTGCTCCTACATGGATATTGATCTTTGCTTCGGGGGTTCTTGGCAAGCCAATCATATCGAAAAACTCACCATGGATATCAAGGTCTCTTGTCGTGTTTTTTACAACTCTCTCATTTGGTGATGCCAGTTTATTGAATGGCCCTGGATGAGAGGTGATCCTGATATTATGTTCTTTGGCGTATTCGCCTGTCTCTTTACATAGTTTCTCAATCTCTTCATAATCCGGTAGGTCTTGGATTTCATACTCTGAGGCCCACGGAAATACATTAGATGTCACTCTGAAGAAGTGAATATCGTTGGCCACATTCCACTTAAGAATGGGCAGGAAGTCTCGCACATTTTGTAGTGCAAGTTCGGATGCATAGGCAATGCCCTTAGCATCAAATGTTCTACGAATCATGCCGCGAGACATAGTAACCTTCTTGGTTCCTCTCGGCTTGTCAAACTTTCTTGGGTACGATAGTTCCATGTTGATACATGCGTACCCGTATCTCATTGGCATGGTGCCTCCTCACCCAGACAGTATAGCCCGTCTGGAGTGGGCGTCAAATAGTTTCAGGCGAGTATGAAAATGCAATCCAACGGTCACCAGCAATCTGTCGAATGTGTTCTTTAAACTCTTTTTCATTATAAAAAGAGTTTAAGCGAGTTCTCCATTGTCCGACTTCTGCCATGATATCCATCTTGTTGACAATCAAATGCGTGACGCCATTCATATCCATAGCTCTCTTCAACATGGTAGGATGAAGCCAATTGCACTGCCTCTTCCTGCCAGTTGTTGCGCCAAACTCTTGGCCTTGCTTCTGTAGCATTTCTAGTTCGGGTTCTGGTCCTTGGAAAGGATATGCACCAACATAAGTTTCGTAAGGTTTGATAACACCATAAACATTTCTAATCGCTGCTGGCGGGATTCCGTTCTGGATTACTGCTGAGATTCCTGTATTACAAGAAGTCACATATGGGTAGTTACCCCAATCTACATCGAGGTAAAAACCTTGAGCACCCTCCATAAGGATCTTGTTGTTCGGCTTGTTATACAACTCGGTATGCATATCAACCAAAAAACTCTTCAAAGCTGGGATATCAAATGCTCTTACACCTTTTCTACCATGCTTATCTCTGTATGCTGGGCCATTCCCAGTCTTTGTGGTTCCGATGGTAGACTCTTCCCTTTCCTCGTCACGATGCTCTTGTGTAATGATGTGAGCATTATGTGCAACCTTTACTAGATCCCCGACTGGCAAGTCTGTATTCTCTGACAGATAGGCCAACTCATCAAGGAACTTGAAAAGATCAACTACACAACCGTTGCCGATGATGCTTCGGACACCAAAGAAAACGCCTGCTGGAATGTGGTGAGTTACGAACTTCTTTCCATTGTGGTAGATTGTATGGCCGGCATTACAGCCTCCATTGAATCTAATACAAAGATCGTAATCGCCCTTCTCTAAAAGAGCATGAGATATCTTTCCCTTGCCTTCATCACCATATTGAAGGCCGAGGACTGCATCTACTATCAATTTCAACTCCTAATATTGAATATTTGTAAGAGAAAGTTTTTTATCAATTGTTCTTTCTCTTCTATTGTATCACAGTTACCAAACATAAAGTTGTATGTTCTCTTTTCATTTGAGATATCTACATTAAGATTCTTTATCTTCTTCTTCATCCATTTGGTCTGCTGCTTGTAGTTTTTTGGGTTCCTGATTTTAAACCTATCTGACATTTCTATTAACAAGAAATAATCTTCATTATCTAATGCCAGCTTAGCTTTCTTAAATAAATCTATTCTCTCGCTTCTTTCTTGTTCTGATAATCCTTGAATCCGATCAGGGTGAAGGTTGAGAGCTAACTTACGAAACAATTTGGTAAAGATTACTTTCATTTCATCTTTATCTTTTGTCTCGTGTTCTTCCAATGGCTTTGCATTTTGTTGCTTATTTCCAAGCTGGGGAGCGATAACCATTCCTAAATTTTCGTTAGCTGTTTCATCCTCGCTGATCTGTTTGTTTTCAGAACCTTGTTTCGGCTTAATTTTGTTTAACTTTTGTTTTGATGTAAGAGAGCTTAAGTTTGTACCATTGTTTTTGCAATACTCTTCAAGGAAGAGTTGAAACTCTGATGCTGAGCCGATTGCTAACTCTTTGACCAATTCAAGCTCTTCGTGCTTGAATTTTATTTCATTAAGAGCGCGTTTCCACTTCACTAAATCAGAAACAAACAAGGTGAAGCCCTCCAGCTATAAATAGCTTTTGGGCTCAAGGTCAACCCTTACCTTGTCCTCGGTACTTCTTCTTATACCCCTTATTTCCACCATGGGCCCCAGGATTCTTATGTTTTGTTAGTGGGCTGTTCCCGATCGTGGTCTTCTTCTTCGGTGCTGACTTATGTGTCTTCTTCTTCATACTTCCTCCTTATCCTAGTAGTCTGAAGCTTCTGCTTATCGAACGAGTGGAGAATCCCCACTTGTCATGTTGCAGTCTAGCCATGTAAGCTCTGTTTGTCAAGAGCTTATCTGTCGGTCTAATACCCCAACACTTAATCTTATTGTCCTTGTTGTTAGAGTCAGTGACAACCACTTCCCAATACAACTTATCTGTTCTTGTCTTCTTCTCGTTGATCTGCTTCACAACAAACCAACAAACAGGAACAAGAGCGTCGAACTCAGAGACAGGGGGGATTCCCTTCTCGCCTAGATCTATAACCGTTTGGGGACTGATGACAAGGTTGAGAGGATAAACTCCAGTCAGCTTTGTCTTGAACTCGATAATCTCTTCCTCAGAAAAGTCACCCTCATCCTTATACTTCTCTATATTCCTGCGAAGTGCTGCCTTTGTCTTTGGTCTATCAACGATACAGGCAGACCAGAAGTGTTTACGTCCTGTAAATTGATTGTCAACTAGATTATCAAGAGCACCTGCCCGACACAAAGCATCAAGACACCTCTTGTTCAGTTTGGAGTAAACAACCTCTTCTCTGAAGAGAAGATCTTCTGCGTTAAGGAAAGGACGATTATTGGTAACCTGTATAAGTGCAGAGTCACCAAAACCCTTAACGTCTGTGAGGGGCTGGATAAGAGTCTTGCTGTCTTCGGATATCTCCCACACTCTACCAGACTTGTTTATGTCAAGCGGAGCAATGTTATATCCAAAAGACTTGGCAAGAGAGATTGCAGTCTCCTTTCTCTTCTCGGGCTCCTTATCAAGGAAAGCAGCAAGCCATTCTGGCTCGTAATAAGTCAGAAGCCAAGCACACTGATATGAGATAATTGAATAACAAACGGCGTGAGACTTATTGAAACCATAGCCTGAGAAGAACTCAAACTTATCCCATAGAGCCTGACACTTGCTTTCTTGGATACCCTTGTCCTTACAGCCAGCTATAAACTTCTTGTGAATACCTTCCTTGACTTCGTGGCCTTTGCCAGTCCCCTTCTTGGTAAGAACCTTGCGAAGCAAGTTGCCTTCATCAAGAGTTAGATCTTTACCAAGAGAGTGAGCAATCTTAGCAATCTGCTCCTGAAAGATTAGGAAGCCAAAGGTTTCCTCAGTGATATCACGAACCTCGTCTGTGAGATACTTGATATACTGCGGGCTTTCCTTGGCCTCAACAAACTCTTCATGGACATTCGCTGATAGCGGGCCGGGTCGATAGATAGAAGTAATGGAAGAGATATCAATGATATTTCTTGGCTTTACTTGCTTTGTGAACTGCTGTGCCCCAGGGCTTGTGAACTGGAATACACCAGCCCACTTGCCTTTATGAAAGACATTCTCATAAACATTCTGGTCATCAAGATCAATAACATCGGGATGCATCTCACTATCATAGAATTGCTTAATCTGTTCAAATGATGGGTTCTCGATTCCCTTGTGTCTCTTGAGAATGTGGTAGATAGCTGTCTCAAACATTGCCAAGGTGGCAAGACCAAGCAAGTCGAACTTAATGAATCCCATAGGTTCAAGGTGCCTGACGTTCTGGCCTTCTGCCCAAGGTGATTGCATAACACCACCACTGTTAATCAGCGGCATGTTCTTGTCTAGACCTTCAGCAATAACAACACCACCGGCATGTCGAGAACACGACCTAACCTGACCAACCAGACCCTTGACGTGAGCTTCGACCTGTGGGTATTCCTCAAGGAAGTTTTGTAGAGTCTCTGAAAACTCTAGTGTCTCTTCCCAGTTTGGAACATACATGCCTGCCTTCATACCAAGCTTAGCTTTGGCCTTTGGTGTGGCCTCGGCCATCATAACAGAAGTAACATTGTTTACCTCTGTAAATGGGATTCCATAGAACTTGGAGATATCTTTAATGAGTGAGCGAAGCTGTAGAGTATTCCAGTTAGAGATAGGAGCAACACAATCGTCACCCCAAAGCTCGACCAGCTTCTCTTTGAGTCCCATGGAATCAGACACATCGTAATCAATATCAGGATAGTCGGTAGCATCAGACCGTAGAAACCGAGAGAAGAGTAGACCGTATTTAATTGGATCAATTTGTGTAATCTCCAAGACGTAAGCAACAAGTGAGCCAGCAGCAGAGCCACGGCCTGTACCTGTCAACATCATATCATTAGCTATGTCACTGATAGCTTTCATTGTTAGGAAGTATTTTGAGAAGCCACGACCAGATATAACTTCTATCTCGTGCTTCAGTCTTTCAATGTATTCTTGATTCTCAGCAAAACCCTTTGCCTTCATACCTTGAACACATTGACGAATAAGTGCTTGGTCTGCTGTCATACCATCTGGTACAACAAAGTTAGGAAGCTTGACGGAGTTGTCTGGCATAAAGCTTTCGATTCTATCGAAAGCAATACGATGACTTTCCTCAATAGATTGAAGCACTAATGCCTCATCATAAGTTGCACCACACTCTTTGCTATACTCCTTGTAGCTTTGCCACATTTGGTCGCCGTTCTTTGGATACAGTTCGTATCCAATCTCCTCGACACCCTCGGGGAGTTCGCTGCCATCTGCCCAATCAGGCTTCTTGCCTAGCCAGCCAAGACGCTTGTATAGCTCTCGGTCTTTCCAGGCATCAGGGTTCGGATAGTGAGAGTCAGCAGTTGATACAATATTGATACCAAACTCTTCTCTCATTTCAAGAATATACTTGTTGAGTTCGTGCTGTTGTGGGACGTTGTTCCACTGCAACTCACCGTACCATCTATCTCCAAAGATAGAAATCATACGCCTTGTAACGGCTCTCATAGCCTCTCTGATAGCTTCGGGTCCTTCCTCATGGTTCTCCCAGTAACAACCGGCATACACGCCACCAAGGCAAGCAGAGGAGGCGATAATACCTTCTCCATACTTCTCTAGTAGAGCATAGTCGATACGAGGATACCGATAGAAATTCTCAGGCTTATATGACTCAGTGATAAGCTTAAAGATATTACTCAGACCTGTTTGGTTCTGAGCGAGTAAGACAAGATGTCTACGACGGCGAAGAACATCTTGGCTCTTCTTAGAAGCGCCCTCGTCCTCAACGGTAGAAGCAGAGGCGCTGTCTTTCTTTGCACGACGGGCCTTCTTCTTATCCTTCATGGCTTGTTCGTATTCTTCTCGCCACTCTGAGATAGACGGGATGAAGTAAGCCTCACAGCCAAAAATAGGCTTGAAGTCTTTCCCTGCCTTCTTCATCTTCTTAGCATGAAGAACCTGATATGCCATGCCATTCATGTTGCCATGATCAGTAAGAGCGAGAGCCTCACAGCCGTTATCGTAAGCAAAGTCCATATGCTGATCGGGATATCCAATAGCATCGAAGATTGAACCAGCCACACTATGTGCGTGCAGTCCAACAAATTTAATTTTACTTTCTGTTCTCATTTAGTCTCCGATAGTAGTTCTATATCTATATCTCTTAGTTCGTGTATTTTACGTGGAGTATCGACACAATAAACCATGTATGTTTGTTTACCACCAGTTAACCAGCGAGGTAATTCAGTTTTCTCAACAAGAGACAGAATAACACCCTGTCTTTTATAATCCGTAAAGGTTGCCGTTACCAAGTCACCGACTTTCATGGATCACCTCCAGATCATCTTCAAATTCACCAGTGGTCAAGTCTTCTTTCCAGAAGACAGATACTAATGGTTCTGTAGAGTGTTTTTCCTTGACAATACCAACTTTTGCGTTGGGTAAATACCAAGCCCTTTCGCAATTAGGTGCAAATCGAACCAAATCACCGACCTTCATGTTTGCTCTTCCAATAGTCTAGACGTTTAAAGCCTTTTTTTAGTGGATCAACTTTTGAAAGCTTAATGCTTCTTTTGCATTTCCCACTAAACCAAAACACTGAGCAATGAATATTGCCATAGGCGTTAGGCTCCTCGATTTGAAGGAGCAAGCCGATACCAAGTAATTTATGTGTAACCAAGTCACCGACCCTCATAGGCCCTCCATCACACCCATCTTAGCCTGTCTGCGGCTCTGTGTCAACAGATACGAGAGGTACTGCGGCTTCTTTCCTGAAGCTACGAATTGTTCGTAACCTTCCCATGTAGAGACATCGTAGAACCATGAAGGCTCTACGATGACAGAATTATCTACATTCAACTCATGAAAAACTTCGTCAAACCCAAAGTGTCTAGCTGTCCATCTTTGATGTAAAGGTAGTCTTTGAGTTGGGTACTTTTCGTTTGGTTTGGGGGGTAAATATTCCCTTGTTGTTCTTTTGTTTATCCATCTTCGACATATCTTAAAATCCTCCGGTGTCATTGTGAAAGATGCGTGAAGGCCGTCCTGAACACTTTGGTTATTATGTTTCAAGATAACATTACGCTTTGTATCTTTTATGGCAAGCCTGTGCTCTCTAATCTCATTATGATCGAAGACTCCGTAAGGAAATGAAATATAATACTTTTGCGGTTCCAACCATTTCGATATAGACCAAGATATTTTCCATGCAGAATGAATGCCATAAAGAACCGACCAACCATAGGAGTCCCGCTTTTCACGGTCCTTTGGATGTATCGGAACATAATAAATAGGTATTTCTTTTCGGTTGTCCTCGTAATACTTGGGGTTTTTTGTCCTATACAGATAAACAGGATCGTATATCCACTCACCAACCTGATGTTTGATGGCAGGAGCCAAATCATCATTGGCAACGATCCAAATCGTGTTACAGCCAGCCATAGCACATTCAAGGACGGCTTGCTGAACAAGCGTCCATTTGTTTTGTACAGGTAATAGACCAGCAGGATAAGGCAGTTCAATATCTGTCTTAAAGTTTGCTAACGGAACAATACCAGCTAAATGTACTTGGCTCATATAAAACCTAAATAATATTCGAACTCTTGTATTTTGTTGTCAAGAGGCAAAGAACACTCAGGCAACACGGTCACCTTATCAGTTGGATAAAATGTAGGCAAGTTTTTCTTTTTCTTCTCGCGATGTGATAATTCAACTTGTAGCTTGTCTGGATTGATATACTCTTTCATTAACTTTCTTGTATTAAACTTGGTCATTGTCTCTGAGAAATCAAAGTCCATTAACTGACTACGTGTCACTTCAGACACCACACAGATATCTTTGATAAACTTGGGAACTCTGTTCCTTTCACTTGAGTAAAACCACGTAGAATGACAAAAATTGTCATCGGAAGTAATTAGGTCAAACGAATGACCTCCACCTCTCCGACACTCAAACCAATCGTAGACAATGTAGTCATCACAGTCCTTTTCGATATCTAGAAGATCTTGAATATTGTAATCACCAAAGTAATAACAATGATCGTACTCAATGTCAGCAATCTTACTGTAAGCGTTGCTTGCTATCAGCTTGTCATCTGAATCTCTGAGGGTGTGACAAAAAGAAGAAAGCGGTATCAGACCCTTGAGAGACAAGATGAAATACAAAGTATCCCAAAGCGTTTGCTTTGACGCACCAACTATCATTGGCTTGTTGTTTGTTATTAGTGTAGCTGGGCTTGATGGAATCCCAAGCAAAGAATAGTCATCCTCTGGAGTGAGAAAGTCTAACTTGAAAGGAACTTGAGGCTCAGTAAAGAATACAGGAATAGCCCTCTTGAAAGCAAACAAGAGGGCCTCCAAAGATGAG